AAAAGCCCCCGATGCATACAGCCTAGACATCCAATATACAATATTGGTCTTGGCACGTTTCTAAAGCACATCGAACATCGGATATATAAGGCTATTGGAAGGACCTTTAATGACAGGCACGTGGTCATTAAGGGATATGATGTTGTTGAGATTGGTAACATCCTTGCAGACAAGTGGAGCAGTTTTCTAGACCCTGTTGCTATAGGGTTAGATGCAATGAAATTTGACATGCACGTGAGCGCTGAAATGTTAGGCTGGGAGCATTCCATTTACACAGCACTCTATAAGGGCAACAAGGAATTGGTTCGTTTGTTGCAATATCAAATTAACAATGTGGGCGTCGGAAGGTGTGATGATGGTAGCTTGCGTTACTCGGTGCGCGGTCGTCGCTTTAGTGGTGACATGAATACTGCGCTTGGTAACTGCATAATCATGTGTGGACTGGTTTATGCGTACTCCAACTATGTTGGAGTGCCGATCAAGCTAGTCAACAACGGTGATGATTGTGTGGCGTTTATGGAACGCAAGCATCAAAAACTATTTTCAAGCCAAATACCGACCTGGTTCTTGGACATGGGCTTTAGAATGACCGTGGAACCACCAGTGTACATACTTGAACAGGTTGAGTTTTGCCAGATGCGTCCTACAGCCACTGCTGCTGGATACACCATGGTGCGAAACTTCAATACCGCCAGAGAAAAGGATTCAATCTGCCTCAACCCCATCTCTGGGCCCACCTCTATGCAGAAATGGCTATTTGCCATAGGAGAATGTGGGCTAGCTCTATGTGCCGGCATACCAGTTATGCAGTCTTTGTATCAGTGCTACATGCGGAATGGTCTACCGTCCAACGTAAACAACTCAGTTCAAATGCAGTCGGGAATGGCAATGCTCAGGCGAAAACTAGAGTCTGTTGCTAAGCCCATCACTAACGCCTCGCGCGTTAGTTTCATGCAGGCCTGGAACGTTACACCGGATGAACAGATCGCCCTTGAGCGGTATTATGATGGTCTAATCCTCGAATATCGAGATGATACAACTGCGCACCTAGCTGATATACATTCAAGCCCACTATAATGCGATATCACGGTAATTATTGCGGAAACAATTGGTCCGATGGAAAAGTTCAGCCCTCTGTGGTTGGTACCATCGAACCCATTGATGAATTCGACAACACATGCCGCATACACGATAATGCCTACGCCACTGGCAGTGACCTAAATGCCGCCGATGACTTGTTTGTGGCCAGCAATTTACTTGCCGGCCCCAAGCATTCACTAGCAGCCATAGCCGTCGCTGGACAGCGTGCCTTTCGAACCATCGATAATTATATTTCACAACCCAAAACATCAAAACAATATTCAATGCCAAAACAAAATAACAAGACCAAATCCACACCTAATTTACGAGGAACTAAGCCCAATTCTACATCGGCCGTCAAACAGCGAAACGTCACCGCGGCTTCGCTTACTTCGATACCTGCCGCGTATGGGTACTCTCTTCGCATGCGTAAACCGACCGTTTCACGTAACGGAAATACTGCCGTTATTACCGGCAGTGATTTCGCTG